AGTTGTTTCAAGTTCTAATTGCTCTGTGTTAAAACTTTTAAGTGTTTTTTTATCTATTTTTCCGTTTTTAGTTAGAGGTATTTCATTTAAAAATTTAAAATTAGATGGTATCATATATGACCCGCAATACAAATAATACAAAGAGAAAGTAATATATTTTAGCCGATTTTATCAACGTTTATAGGCTTTCAAAGCTATTTAGCATAAATTTCACCGTAAATATAAAAAGTACTTTAACTACTTTTAAGTATCATTCAATTGCCCTCTATTGATTAGATAATTACCAATATACATACTTTATGTATAAAATCACATCCTAAAGTCTCTATAAATTACCGAATAGCCCATAATTAGGCTGTAATTCCGCTCATTAAAGATTATTTAAACAGGGTTTAATAGTGCTTCAATTAATACAGAAATGCAACATTTTAAGTAAACCAATAATCTAATTAAAGTAATTAGGGATGCGATTAGGGATGCGGTTAGGGGTTCAAAAAAACTATATTTTTTTATTTATAATTATATCGTAATACAGGTTTATGGATAGAAAATTGAATAATATGCTATTATAATCATAGCGTAATGACATATAATTTAATCTTAATATTTAATCAAATAGCTAAAAATCAATACTTTAATGTGATTTTTATTGTTTTCTGTTATCTTTTCTACTCAGAATCATCCCTTAATTGACTCTTTTGTTTAACCAATCCTGAATTATCACTCTCCGCAACCCTTCCAAGTTTTGGAGAATCGAACGAATATTCTTTAGATGAGTTAATGGACTCAATTAATTTTTTATTTTCGATATATAGACGTCTATTCTCGTCGAACAGTTCAATATACCTCTCTTTGTAATCCAAATTTGTCTCAATTTTGCTTTCTGCACCAGATATTAAATCAGAAATATTCACCTCTAAAGCACTTGCAATCAACTGCAATTTCACTACTGTAATCTCTGATTTTTCGTTTTCATAATCGACATACGTCCTCTTTTTAATACCTGTCAACGAGACAATATCATCCTGTGTTAAATTTTTACTTTCTCTTATCTCTTTTATTTTCAGCATTTTATACTATAAAATTGTACTAATTGTAAAAAATTGCAATTTATGTTGCAGAATTTTACATTTGTTGCGTATATTTGCATAAGCGGTTTTTATATGCGCTTAGCAAATGTAAACAAAATATAATATGACACTACCCTCAATAAGCATTGGCCGAAAACTCAGAGAAATTATAAAAACTGAATTTTCTAACCTCTCCAGAACTACAATAGAGCAATCACTCAAATACCACAATAACTCCGACACAGCAAAAAAAATACGTAAACGAGCCTTAGAACTTCTACAAAAGGAAATTGACGAAAACAAAGATTTAAACTAAGGCCTAAGTAAAACCCTCACTATGTATCAATATCAAAATAACATCCTTTCAGTACCCGCAAAACTTATATATGAGGACTTGGAGCTTATAGCTTACAACACTTACAAAAGTTGGTGCCAACGTGGCCATCTTGTCAGAACTAAAGAAGGCAAAGGATTAGACAACGAAGCCTGGATAAGTTATTACGATATTTCAAAAACGTGGGTGCAAAACGCAATCAAGGCCTATTTGGGTGATCCCAAAAAAGTAGTCGTACAAAATATATTAGAAGATTACATCAAACCAGATCCAGCAGCTGCAAAGTTCTTTTCAGCACATCGTACACCAATCGGTAAACCGCTATCATTCGATAAGCAACGAAACCGAGCCACTAACTGCATGATATTAAACGCCATTTCAACAGTAATTAATGAGAAAGGCATTGCCAACAAAGTTTTTGGTAAAAAGAGAACCAAAATTTGGAAAAACATCAGTGATGCCGTAAACGCTCTAAATTCCGATAAATGGAATTACACATTACCAGGAAACGAACGCTCCCTAAAACGAAAATACGATCGCTACATCAAAGAAAGCTACTGGGCATTCATCCATAAAAATGAAGGTACCAAAAACGCACGCAAGGTTACAGCTGACATCGAAATGTTACTCATAAGTCTCTATTGCCTTCCAAATAAACCTTACATAGTATCAGTCTCAGACCTCTATTTAGACTTTTTAGCAGGCGAAATCGAAGTGATTGACATAAAAACAGGTGAAGTTTACGATCGTACGGACTTTTACGATAATGGCCAACCAATCACAGTTTCAGAAAAAACAGTATGGAACTACATAAAAAAGCCTAAAAATCAACTAATAATCAAAAAATATCGTGATGGTGCATACGATTTCAGTCACAAAGAACGTCCACACGTTAACAGAACCGCGCCAAACTTCTCAATGAGTAAGATCTCATTAGATGATAGAGATATAATGCACACCAAAATGCACGATGGCAACAAAGTAATGGCCTATTACGCATTCGATGATATGAGTACAGCCATGATCGGTATTTCGCACTCAAAACAAAAGGATCATGTGCTCTTCCTAGACTGTATCAGAAACATGTTCCGATTTACAACAAATAAAGGTCTCGGAGTGCCAATGCAGATGGAAGTTGAGCATCACCTGGTTAAAGATTTTAAAGACGGCCTAATGAAGGCAGGAAACATGTTCCCATTCGTCCGCTGGTGTAACCCAACCAACTCACAAGAGAAATACGCAGAAAACCGCATCCGATCTAAAAAATACGGAGTCGAAAAAAACAACAATCAAAACGTAGGTCGTCACTATTCGCGTATGGATAGCAACCGCATCACCAGACAAAAGATTTTCGATGAGCAAAACGATAATTACAAATTTGCCAAAGCAGATTATAAAGCAATTGTAGCACAAGAACTACAGGAGCAAATCGAATACAACAATCAACCGCATCCAGACCAAACCAAATTTAAAGGCATGTCACGCTTGCAAGTATTCCTGGATAACGTAAATCCAAACCTACCACAATTAGACCGCGCACAACTCGCTAAATATATAGGCATTCACGTGTCAACATCAGTAAGACGTAATCAATACGTCACAGTGCAATATGGTAAATACCAATTAGAGAGTCCGCAAGTTATTGAGCAACTAGCACCAAACAATTATAAAGTAGATGCCTACTACCTACCGTCAGAACTCAACGAAGTAAACGAGGTTTTCATCTACCAAAACGATAGTTACATCTGCACATGTCAACCAGCACCAACATTTAACCGAGCCAATGCCGAATGGACGGACGAAGATATGCTAGGCTACAAAAATGCAACAAAATACATCAGCAGATTCGATAAAATGGTAAAAGAAGATACAAATGCCATGCTAAACAAAGTCACCATACTCAAAAACCCAAAAGAGGTGTTTTCTGAGGCCGAAATAATATCAGAGGCAGAAACTGAGGAGATATTTGAATACGAAGCTGTAGACACAGCAAAAAGACGAAATAGAGCTATTAACGATCTATAAACCACAACAAAATGCAAACAACTACAAGAACGCAAATCATCCAAGCCCTAAAGGCAAACCGAAACAACTACACCAGTGATGCTAAACATGCACGTGTACTCGGAATTAACACCGCGCAATATTCCAGGATAAAGTCTGGCGAATTAGAGCGCGTTATTTCAGATGCCAAATGGATCACGCTGGCGCGTAAATTAGACGTGCAACTCAGAGACACCGTTAAATGGGTTACTGTAGAGACTGAAACCTTTGAGTATATCACCGCACAATTAGAAGCCTGCCAAAGCGATTCTATATCGCGCATATTTTGCGATCGCTCAGGTATCGGTAAAACACACACGGCAAAAAATTATGTCAGCAGAAATGCAAACGCTGTTTACATCGATTGCTCGCAAGTAAAATCCAAACAAAAGCTCATCCGCAAAATTGCACGCGAGTTTGGAGTGGAATATACAGGCCGTTACGCAGAAGTGTACGAGGATCTCGTATTCTACTTAAACGGACTCGAAAATCCACTGATCATCTTAGACGAAGCTGGCGATGTAGATTATGCAGCATTCTTAGAACTCAAAGCCATCTGGAATGCTACCGAATACAAATGCGGTTGGTACATGATGGGAGCTGATGGTCTAAAGCAAAAATTAACCAGACAGCGCGATCTTAAAAAGGTAGGATATACAGAGATACTAGACCGATACGGCAACGATTACAAAAAAGTATCACCAGAAGGCAAAGAAGCCGTTAAGGAATTCGATCTACAACAAGTCGCACAAATATCTAAAGCCAATAACTCTAAGATATCAGCCCTTAAAATGTACGGTAAAACATTAGGATCACTCAGAAAAGTAAGAACCGAAATTCAAAAGCAGCAATTACTAGCAAGCTAAATGACTAAAAAAGCATACAGTTACACAGACATCGAAAAACGCAAGTTTAAGATGTTGGAACTCTCAGGAGAATGGAAAACACACTTAGGCAATATGGAACGTAGCGGATCAGTACTCATACTTGGCGACTCAGGCGACGGTAAAACAACTTACGCGCTCCAAATGACCAAAGCCATCAGTCCTGTAGAAAAAGTACTCTACAATTCTGCTGAGGAAGGCATTAGAGCCAGCTTTAAACGTTCTCTACTGCTAAATAATATGAAAGTCGTAAAAAGCCGCTTCAAATACGTAAAAGAGAGTTACGATGAGCTGTGGGAACGTCTCAGTATGAAACGCCAACCCAAAGTCGTCATCATAGATAGCGCACAATACTTCTTTAGAGGTAAAAGCATCAAAGATTATTTCAAACTCGTGGAAACCTACAGTACCACGCTATTCATTTTCATCAGTCACATTAACAAAGGCATGCCAAAAGGCTCAGTAGCAAATGAAATCTATTGGGATTGCCAAAACCGCATCCTAGTCAGCGACTTTGCAGCACATATAACAAAAAGCCGTTGCGGTGCAGATGAAACTAAAGCCTATATAATTAACCAACAAAAGCACGACGAACGTCAATTAAAACTACTTAAAAACGGATAACATTATGAAAACAAAAACGCTCAATTTACTACAAATAAATCCAGAAGAATACGAGGAGTTAATCTTACAGCTTTGGCTCAATTGGTGCTCAACAAAAGTTAGAAATCCAAAGAATCTCCAGAAGCTTATAAAATGCCAGGCACTATTTAATTGGTTTCAGGCTGAGCTCTACAAATTAGAGACAGAATTCGTTAACGACATGATCATCTTTAACAATCCATGTCCAGAAACTTGCATGAAGGCTTACGGCTTCACAGTTAAGAAAATTTACAATAGGTTTTCAAAACCACTAATAAAACACGCACATGATAACCACAGCATTACAAATCAAAATTAACGCACTCAGTCATTGGCTAAACACTAATGAACCTGAGCACAAAAGCTACCAGCACAAAAGCTACCAGCAGAAACAAAATCTGCTATTACATTTTAAAAATAAGTTAAACCAGAGAAAACGATTATCAGTATGAGTAAAGATATCACAGTCATTTTAAAGGCTACAGGAAAAGAAATCAAAGTTTACCGTTCAAGTTTAAGAGACAAATGGATAAACTCAAATGATCTAAAAACTGAATACAAACCACAAGAACTAAAATTCCAGAATTAATGACCACAGAAACAAAAACACCAGACCTCTCAAATCTCTCAGCAGATCAACTAAGAGCACAACTCAAAAAAGTTGAAGCCGTAGAGCGCGAAAAAGAACTAAAGGAACGCAAGGCATACGATGCCGATAACGAAGCTTTTCTACAGCAATCCGTTAGTAAATTTCAACAGCTAAAGTCAGAGTTAAAAGAGCTGAAGGCATACACCATTAAAGAAGCCAATAAGCTCTACCATCGCATGTACGATATTAACAATAAAGAAGCTCCAGAAGTCAATACCTTCTCGCGTGTCAATAAAGATCAAACGATTAAGATCACTGTAGATCGTCAAGATCGTATGAAATTCAATGACGAAGCCTCAGTACATATCAATGCCATTAAAAACATCTTTAAATCCAAATTCGAGGATCGCAACAAAGGCATGTACAAAATTATGGACGGTTTGCTTATTAAAGGCTCAAAAGGCGAATACGATCCTAAATTACTAGCTAAAGCACGTCGCCAAGTTAGAGAGCTCGGTTACGAAGATCTTATTGCTGAGTTCGATAAACTAGACGAATGCCAAATCGTAGAAGGTACCTCCCTCTATTGTCGTGCATACATCAAAGGCAAAAAAGGCTGGGAGGACGTATCACTTAATTTCTCAAGCCTGTAGTTATGGCAGTAGAAATAAACCAAATATCAGAAGAAAAAATACTAGTAAATAACAAACTAGTATATATAGATCCTAACGGTGTGGTAAATGCTAAAATAGAGCTCACCACAGCCGAAACCGAAGCATTAAACACTCATCTTTTTAACCCTAGTTAATGATAGCAGCAAGCCCAAAGCAAAAGCAAATTATCGCCATCCTTACCAAAGGCGATAAGGAACTCAAAGCAGCATTTGTCGTACAGCAAACCAAGGACAATGCCAAAAGCTCTACTAATGATCTCACACACGCGCAAGCCAATGACATCATTTACCAGCTTGGAGGCAAACCTCTGGTGTACGACAATTGGGCACTGTTCGATAAAAACAAAAAAAGCCACAGAGCCATACACGTGCAATGCCATTTCCTAGACTGGACAATCGCATCAAAAAAATACGGTCGCATCATAGATCTATACAGACTCAGCGAATGGCTAAAAAACAAAGCACCCGTAAAAAAGAGACTGCTAAGCATGTCTAAAACCGAAATCAGCAAAACCATCTCAGCATTAGAAAATATGGTGCTACAAAAAAACAAAAAAGGATGAGTGTAATTTACATCATAGCTACTGTAATTTCAGTATTGGTTATAGCATTCGCAACATTGGCTTTTTGTGTTTTTAATGATAAAGATCCAGATCAACAATTTTACTATAATTATGCAATATTACAATGTCCGCATACAGGCGAAAAAACCGACGTTGTAGTAAACTCATGCGTTACCTGCGAAACCGTGCATACCGTATGCGATGATTGTGGCCAAGTACTTAATGTAAGACACGACTGTTAATATGAAAATAGAACTACAACTTACCAACGATCAGCTAATGGCCATAAATAATCAACTACAAAAAGTTTATGAAATGCCAGTATCTACAGATCAGCGCGAAAACGTCTATAAGTCCATAGCCTTTGATCTAGCCGATAAGTTCGATAAAAAATGCAAAAACCTCATTAAAAAAGCATCATTATTCAGCCAAAAAAAGAAGATTAAAATCAGTTTAAAGTTTCACGAAGCTTGGGCACTACAAGCCGTTTTAATGGAACTTATTATCTATATGGATAATGAGTACCAAAAAACACTCATCCAAAAAACTATAAACGCTTTAGACGAAAAACTATGCTAACCATCTACACCGTAAAATCTAAAAACAGCAATAACGTCTGGGAGTTTAAATACGATTTAAACGGCAATTTAATAACCTTTAATATCCTAGCTGGCATACTTACCACCAGACAGATGAATTGGTTCTTTAGAGAAGGCAATTTTCCTGTTTATGAGAGCATCATTAAAACCATCTGGATTCCCAAACTAAAACAAAATTTTGAAATCACCATCGGTGAGCCAGATCTCAGCTTCGAGGCCTTCTGGGATTATTACGCAAATAAAGTAGGTAAACGTAAAGAAACACGCAACACCTGGAACCGACTCTCTAAAGCAGATAAAATCACAGTACTCTCTAACATCAGTAAGTACCATAACTATTTAAAACACTATCCAAAACAGCAAAAAATGTACCCATCAACATATCTAAATCAAGAAGCCTATCTCAACGATTGGAAAATAAACTAAACCCAAAAATAATGACAACAACGAAAAACCCAAAACTAAGAATAAGGCACATAGCCTGTCTATGGCTATTGCAAGAACGCAAAACGTTTTTTTACATTCCGTATTACAAAACCATATTCAGCTCACCATTTCTATACGAGGTAGAAAGCGCAATAAACTTTATAGAAAACACCAACAAATAATTAACAGATGAAATACAAAACAGAAAAGTACCAAAGAGTTATAAGCGATGCAACCAATGCTATAGATAAAGAGTTGGCCAAAGGCTGGGCAATATTAAATAGATGGGTAATAGGCAACCATCTCTATGTAACCTATGTAAAGTAAATTTTATTATGAAAAACCTATTTGAAGACATCCTAGAAGGCCTCACAAAATCTACCTTAGAAGGTATCGGACAATCCGTTTGGATTTGGCTTATCATTATCGCAGTCCTGGCATTTGGCCTTGGTGCATTATTATTTTAAAACACTAACAATTAAAACTATATAACATGAATACACCAGAAATTAAATGTACTAATGATTATTCAAAATTTTCATTATTAGTTGGCAATAGAGTTGTCAATAAGTCTAAAATTAATAAGTTGATGGAAGAGGTTACAAATGGCTTAAATCTATTTCCATACTGCCCAATTGTTACCTATAAGGATGGAGATTCGCTTAAAATTATCGATGGTCAACATCGATTTACAGCATCAAAAGACTTAGAAGAACCAATTTATTATGTAGTCTGTAAAAAACTATCATTACCACAAATAGCAAAGCTGAATAGTAATAGTAGTAATTGGAAGTCTAAAGATTACTTAGAATGTTTTATTAAGGTCGGTATTACGGATTATGAAGATATTAAGTCTGTAATTAAAAAGTATAGAATCGCTTATGCCGTTGCATGTGACTTATTAATGTCTGGCAATGCAAAATCAAAAGGTAAAAATTTAGTGCAATTTAAGGAAGGTACATTTAAATCTAAGTATTATCAGGAAAATTGCGATTTATTAGATGAAGTAGAATCTGTATTTGGTCGTTATGAATTTTGGAATCATGGCTATTTGGTTGAAGCCTATAGACAACTCTTAGAAGCTAACAAATTTGATAAGGATATTCTGGTCAAAAAAATTAAGTCTAATACAAATATTTTAGATCGTAGAACTTCAGTAAAGGAATATTTATTCAATATTGAACGTGTATATAATGATCGCAACCAAAACCGAGTATCAATATTTTAAGCTATGACAAAACTAACAGACAAAACGTACACGCCAAATTCCATAAGAACCTTCACAGGCAAAACCTTTGATCTCAAAATTATGGATCCAGAAAGTATCTGCATTGAAGATATTGCACACGGTCTAGCGCAACGTCCACGCTTTGCAGGCCAATTAAAAGAGTTTTACAGTGTAGCTCAACACAGTATTTGGGTTGGTACAAAGCTACCACGAGAGCATAAACTCGCAGCATTATTGCACGATGCCTCAGAAGCCTATTTAGGCGATATGCCAAGCCCATTCAAAAAGCTGATGCCAGACTTTAAACATTACGAAGATCAACTAATGCAAGTCATCGCCAAAAAGTTTCATTTTAAATACCCACTAGATCCAATCATTAAAAAAGCAGATGCCGAGCTATTACAAATGGAATGGGATTACTTCATTAACGACTCTGGAGCGTTAGTACCATTTGATGAGTATGATGTTGAAAACATGTTCCTAGAAGCTTTTCACTTCGTTAAAAATGGATAAACCAAGCCAAGTATGGAAATTCGATAAATACGGCAAAGAAAGACCATTACAAGAACAGCTAGACCGACTTAAAGAGAATCTTAGGATTATCAACGATCACATCAGTTGGTACAGCATAAATCCCATTAGAAGAAATCCAGTAGAGCGTGCAGCTGCACATCAAAGCAGATTAAAACACCGCAAATCTATTGAGGATCAGATAAAACGATTAGAAAAAAAAATAGAATTATGCTAAATCCAGAAGAGTTAATAGACCTATGTTTCACAACAGATGGCATCATCGAAGATGAAGAGTTAAAATATAAATCCTACACCTACAGCTTCAATGATAGCTATATCGATATCACCTTTAATTTAGATGAAAACGATAATCCCAAATCGCAGATTTTCACTTTTAACGATCGTGAGCTAAATGGCGCACCACCAACCAAAGAAGATTTAATAGTAATAATTAATTTAATGTAAAAATGTCCAAAAAAAATAACAAACCTTTAAATTAAACACAAAATGAAAACAAAAAACTTTAGAATCGGGAACTTAATATTAGTAAATGAGGTAGTGCAAGAAATAGTTGAACTACCCTTACCCGAAAATTGCACAAATGATAATACGAAAGGAATATTATTAAATGAAGAATGGTTGTTTAAATTAGGCTTTGGAAAGTTTGTTTTTCGGGTAAACGAGACATACCAAAAAACTTCGGATATACTATACCGTATTGAAATGGGTACTGATGCTTGGTTAACTATTTCTTGCAACGGTAAAATGCCTTTTTCTTTTCCAATGATTAAAGATGAAAACCAAAAAGGACATTATCTATTAAGAGGATTAAGTTATGTACACCAATTACAGAACTTGTTTTTTGTGCTGACAGGTTATGAACTTACGGTTAAGCACGAAGTAAGTGTTTAATTATATGCGGTGTTGTACACAGTTGATTTTTTTAAAATAACGGCATAATCCAAAATATGCCACAAAAACAGAATAATTATGAATACACTTTTAAAACTATTATTAGACGCTAAACCATTTTTAACCAATGAAATTACCATTGCAAAGAGTGAGGGCAATTATAGCAATGCTAAAATATGGAAGGCAGATGAACCTTTGGAAAGCACCAAACCTGAAGCATTAATTATACAACGTGTTAGCAATAACGAAGCGGTTTTACAGTACGAAACTTGCCAAAAAGGAAGAATAACAAAGTGTAAATGCGAAAGTGACCAAGATTGCAAGGAAAAAAGCGAAGTGGCGGTTTGCCAAAATTGCGGAAATGATAGTTATACTAAACGTATGGGTGGAAAACTAATTTGCCAAAGATGTAACGAAGATTGGCAAACTGATTGCTAATACCAAGCTATGACTAGTTGTGAGGCACGAGCAATTAGTTATAGCGACTGTTGTAAATAGTTGAAAAATCACAAATTTAAGTGATAATAAGCATTATCACGTTATAACGGCATAATCGCTATTATGCCACAAATACGGAATTAGTAATTTTATCATATTTTAGTATCATATTAACTTAAAACGCAAACAAATGAAAATTATTAAAGTTATTCTTTACTTCATCTTAGCTATTGTAATACTGTTTATAGCTATGACAATTATAGGTAGTGTATTCTATTCTAATGCTGATGAAGTATCAAAAGAAATCAAAACAGATAGTATTGTAGCAAAACCTATAGAAGATGCAATTACACCGCCAAAAAAAGAATATCTATGGCGATATGTAACTCAAAAAGATGAAATGGACAATAGTACCGACTATTTCGCTACACTAAACTCAGATAACCAGCTCAACTTTAAATTTCCATATTCTGGAGGCTCTACAGGTGTGCTAACTTTGCGTAATATGAACAAACAAAACAGTGTGGCATTACGTATAGACAAAGGGCAGTTTATGCCAAGCTATTCTAATGATAGGGTTATACGTGTAAAGTTTGATGACGCGCAGCCAATTAACTTTACTTATAGTATGGCTGATGATGGTAGTTCAGATTATTTATTTCCAAATAAATCTAATCAACTTATTCGCAAAATTAAAAATGCTAAAACCATAAAGATTGAGGCACCTTTCTTTGGTGAAGGTCGCCAAATACTAATTTTTACAACAGAAGGTTTAAAATGGGATAAATAATTTTTCATATATTTGCTATTGCAAACACGAAACAAGAGCAATCTTGATTCATTTTATTAACGATAGCGAAAGCCACACTAAGGTTCACCCTAAGGAAACTCGGGTAATCCGATTCTTGTAATCGTGTTTGCAAATCTAAAGTGTGGCTTTATTTTTGTTCTAAACTTGCAAATATTTGCAATATCACTTAGTTTTGTTACCATGGCACTCACACGCGATGAACGTTTAAAACTTCGTGACGAAAAGGTTAGAGAACTCTTCGATAAAATCTCAACCAAAAATCCCAAATGGCGATTCGATGCTATTATAGAAGATATAGAGCTCATCGTATATTTAGCTCCACGTACCATAGAAGGCATTTTAAGAGGCGAAGGTCGCTATGCTGTAGATCCTAAACCAGAGGAATCACCTAACTTATTTTCTTAAGTCCTTTGCTGCCTTACGTGCTGCTTTAACTTCAGCTTTCGTTAAACGCTTCTGGTACACTATATCTTTGTAGATTTTTCCACTAATAGCGGCATTGTTTTTAAACTTAGTACTCAAATTACCAGCTGGTAAATTTTTACTCACCGCTTTATCCGTTTGTGTAACTCCACAACGGCAACCATGATCGCTCGGAGGATAGATTTCTTTCCATATCGCATGATCTATCGGAGCGATTAATCCATCCCACGCTTTATGAGACTTGCGAGTTCTTGCATCATGTATTGCAGAATATTGCAAGTTAGGATAAAGATCTTTATTATTCTGAAAGTCTTGCCATTTACCAGCCATATTTGCCGTAGCAATGGTATGGTTATATTCTGTCTCTAACCAATTGACATTGTACAAACCAGACACACGTAAAGCCACTTTCTTAAAATCGTTCCACGGCACAATTTTGCCTCCAGAGACTAAAGCAGCTTCAAGTTCTTTTTTAAAAGCCGTTTCTTTAAATGCGCTAAATTCTGCAATGTTATTTTTTAGTGAGATCGCTAACGCTTCATCAAAGTAGTCTAATGTATCATTATAGCCAATATCCACGCCTTTTGCTAGTAAAGTGTTATAATACACCAGCAATTCCTTTTGTAAGGCCTTAGACACCTCACGCTTGGCAAACATCGCCTTTATATACCGTTCTATCAGCCTACTTAAACTTTTATCCTTATTAAGTTGAATTACTGAAGCTTCTGGTGTACAGCAATGCGACTTATAGTGCAGTTTAAGTAGGCTTAATCCTTTCCCTCAGTTGGTGCGTTTTCGGCTGGCATACGTTCTATCTCAGTACCATAGACTTCCTCAATATAAGACTGCTTTAAAACATAGCCATTACTCATAAACTCTTTGTCAATGACAATTTGTGCTGTAGGATCTTTGGTTTGCTCTACAGTAATAGTTGCAGTCTCTGGTATGCTATAACCTAGCAATCGCATTGCAGGTACCAGGCGTACATTTAAAAATGATAGCATTCGTTTTTCATCGGCTGCAATGACTTCTTTTAGCGTATTCTCATGCACACCTCCTTGGGCTTTACTACTGCCATTCTCAGTAGTCATGGTTTGGTGCAAAATGAGTTTAGATAATTCTTTATCTAAAGCTTCAATCTTTTTGTAAAACACATTAAACGAATCGGTTTTACTGTTTTCTATAATATCAACCTCAGTACCTGTTGGAAATACTCCATAAGGTGCGGATCCCATTTCCTCAAGCCAATCTGCTACCTCATTTTTTACGGTCTCAGAACTGCTTGCAATTTTAGCAATTCTAATTGGTACTCCAAACAGTTCCTCAAACTCATCCCAACTTCCCCAACTGTGACGTTTTAAAATGGTGTATGGTGCTGCTTTTTCTAAAAGACCTACATTACTATAAAATTGAGCGTACAGCAATACATCTTTAATATCTGTAAAATCAATGCCTGTTGTAGAAGATAGATCGTAAAGCAATACTTTGTGTTCTGGTACCACTAAACCACGTGGCAGCAATTCAATCTCTTTTATTTCGCCTTTAGCAAAGTCCTTAACCCAAAGCAGCGAATACCCAAAGTAAGCAGATTTATGGGCTTCATCTATCAGCAGATCAAACCATTCTTTACCCTTAATCAGTTCTGTTAGATTATCATCTTTTTTACCATCAATGGCAAAAATGTAATCCTTGTTCGTCGTTCTTAGCGTTCGGTTTTCGGTGATACCTGTTAAGTGGCCATCTAGCATAATATCCTCAAAAACTTCGTGCAAGTACCAGGTACGTGGAATGTCGGCATTATACCTAGCAAAACGTGCAGCTTGCCAATCGCTGATCTCTTTTCGCCATAGACGACGTTGGCGACGGATCACATCTACCATTAAGTTAGTGATCTTCTTAATGTTTTTTTGATCTTTACTGCTAAGACTTACTTTTTTAATGGCATTGCCACTAATATTAGTTACGGTTTCAATATTTGCTTTACTCATAATTCTTATTTAAAACGTCTATCTAAACGACGTGTCAATTTTTTACTAATCCTTTTGGTCAGATAAGGCGACCGTCCCATATATTGTCGTTTTGGCATGTCTCCTAAACCTTCATTATGCGCTTGTGCATATGGTTTGTACGTTATAAAACTTACAAAGTTTCTACCACGTCTAGCCCTAAATGAATTAATCAGTTTATTGCCTCCTGTTTTATGGCCAACGAGCAACGCTCTACCTTCTATCTTACGACCGTATTTATTTAACGATCCTGCACGTCCACGTCTATTAGTTCTGTAGCGTGTAATGTCTCTACCTCGTTGATCAACTTTTTTACGATCTTTCCATTTCTTAAGTCCACCAGAACCGTTAAAGCCTTCATCTTTAAAATTCTTATTTATAAATGCCAGGCCTTCAACTTCAATAATCTTTGGTACCTCCTTTGGTATCTTACGCGCTGCCTTTTCTAAAAGCCGTTGTAATGCTCTTAAATCTTGTGCCATTAAAAATGATTTGGATAGGTCTTACGACTGCCTAATTTCATATATGGCGTTTGGTCATCTACTTCGCCATCACCATCTAGATCAGCTAAACGTGGTGGTAAATCTGCTTTACGTTTGCCTTCAGATACTTTGTCTAGCCAATTCATGGCTTCGTCATAATTCATCTGCATGGTTTCAGATATCGTTTGGGAGCGTATCGCATAGATTTCTTTTATTACAATAGCCTTGAGATACTTTAAAAGCAACTTTGATCGTGCAGCACCTTCAGCAGCAAAAATCACGTCAGTATCATAATATTGAAATAAGGCATTATGCATTACGTCAATGCTTTCTGCAATAATATCTTCAACCGTCAGCTCATCATCACCAACAATTAAATCAATGATTTGTATGGTTGATTTGGTCTTTAATTCTTCTTTTGTTAAAAATGCCATATTAGTCCTGGTTAATTGTGATTTTACGTTTTTGATATTTAGGCTGAATCGTTCTGTAAATACGCGTGGTAAACGTACTTCTATAACTCATTATACCGTTTTGTGTAGCTTCCTCAGTCTCATCTTCGGTTTGTTGTAAGGGTTTAAATTGCTCACCTTTTAGAAACTGTAGTTTATCTACGATAGCATCTTGCAGATCAATTTCTATTAATCCATGTTCTGGATCTGTGGTTCTATTATGCTGAGCCATCCAACCATCTATACAATACAGAATCACATCTACAGTTGCAATACTTTCTTGGTTATGCTCTGTCATGGTCTCATAGACAATATTATTAATACGGATTAATGCAGCTGTCCATAAATTGGGTTTGGTGCTACCTTCAGAAAATTGCCCTCTAAAAAAGTCCACAAGCTCTAACTGAGGTATTGTAACCAATGCTTCTTTTACTGCAATAAATAACTCTTTTCGTGGTGTCATACTCTACGTCGTTTTTTCCGTTTGCCAATAAATGGACTTGGTGCTGCATCTACTTTAGAGTAGCCAAATAAGAGCCTACCTTTTCGCACACATTGCTCCAGCACATCTAGGATATCATCTGGTGTTTTACATTTCTTTTCAAAGGCTAGGATATGATCTAGCGAATCATCCATATCCTTAGTATCGCGCAAGCGATCATCAAAGGTGATCATGCCTCTAAAAAATGCTCCAGTCAACGTGGCATCAATACGATCGTGCTTATCTCCAGAGGCATGATCTGGGAATGGAATATCAACCGCATTATTTTCTTCACAGGCAATTAACCAGTCTGGTTCATAAACTGCCTTTTGTGCTGCTGTAGCATCATAAAACGATATAATACTCATCCCTTTGGCATTGTATTTTTGTTGCCACTCGTAATGCTTGGCCATAGCTTCTGTACGTGTACATTGTCTATTAAAAATCTCTAGCACGTGTGCATGGCCTTTCTCTATAGACAGAACCGCTCCTGCTTTAAAATCTCCATCGTCGGTATAAGATAAATCCCAAAACGAGATTAAACCGTCGTGGATCTTATTGCCATGCGTGGTTTTAAACTTTATCCATTCCTCCTTAATGCGTTTGCCTTCCTCTACAGGATTATTAAAGTCCTCGCGTTGGCTGGTGTGGTAGTCATCGTTGTTAACGATTTCTATACATTCATCTTTAGTATAGCGTTCGTGCCAGGACGGATTAAAATCATCATCACACAAATTAATAGTTGAGATCTCGAAATTATCGGATTTCTTATGCTTATCGGCATAGCCTTCAATAATGCCTTTCTTTACAATAAAGTTATTTGGCATCACACGTCTAAAACGGCCACGTTGCCCAGCTTTACCCAAATCGCCTGTAAGCTTTCTTACATTCTCTTTAGTGAGCTCTATATTTTTAGCAGCTTTACGATCTTCCAAATCATCCATCGATGCAAAGTCTGGTCTGCGTCCATTATGGTTAAGTCCTCTAATCGGTTGGTTTAATCCTATGCCTTTAAAGTAGGTACCATCAGCACACTCAAAAATACCATCTGCCCAACCTCCATAACTCACTTGCTTACCAAAGTCTTTAATATACTTCTCATTGTTAGCCAACTGCACCTGTAAATTAGACAGCAGCTTCTTTGCCATATCTTCAGTACGGCCTAACAATACACCAAAGTTTAATTCTTTATTTTGTTTGAGATGCGCTGTATTACCAACGTTGGTATGCATGGACTTTGCAGCACCTCTAAACCAACGCCTTTGCTGAATAATCATAGGATTGGCAAAAACCGCTTCATAGCTCTCCTGGTGAAACCAAGAACTGGGAGCATCTGCAAAATCCTGACCTGAGTTAATACCAAAATAGAAGTCAAAGAACTCTACATAGTTTTCAGGTTTTAAAAGCCGTTTAATTCGTGCTTCCTGTTCCTCAGTAGTTTCACTAATGAGATTGGCAGCCGTTAATTTTTGTATATGTTTAGAAAGCTCAAAATAACGTTCTTTTGCTTTCTTTAGATCCGTTTTAGTCATCTTGTAGCAGTTCGGTTATATAGGCATCAAACTGCACACGCATTTCCTTTAAACTTTCTAAAATAGTCTCTCGTTTTTTACCTTTACTTTTAGCAGCTTTCTCAGTTTGAAACTCACAGAATCCATCAAAGCTCTCCATAGTATAAACAGCAACTTTTCTATTGTCATTAATACGATCAAAGGCAGCAACGATTTTAGATATTGTGTCAGCCGTATAAGGTAGTTCCTCACCTTTTTGAATAGCCAAAGCACACTTCAACGTCATACGTCTAATGTTAGACGGTTTTAGTGTGGCCAATTCTTTCTCCTCTTCCCAATTGTCTGTATCGCGCCAATCGCGTAAGGTTTTTTCACCAACTTCAATGATTGCAGAAATATTAGACAAGGCAAAACCTTTAACAAACAATTGCCTGCCTTGGCTCATTTTATAATCGCGCTCAATTGAGGTCATTCTGCCTCTTCTCTTTTTAGCCATCCTATTTATAGTTACCGTCTATATTTAACTTACCATCACTGGTATAACTCACATTATTAATCTGCATACCATCGTACTGTAATTGCTTTTTAGTTTCAATTAGTAGCTCCGTATAAGCATCATCATTTAGCATCTCTTCAATACCAACACCCACTTCAGGGTGTGCTTTCCACTCACCCTTATTGCTTATAAGAATAAGTTTTTGGTTTTGTTCGTCAGATCTGCCAATAGCAAAGTCGCCATCGCTAATGATAATATCATTATTGGCGTCTAAAAGTATTTCTGTCATACAGACAAAACTAAACCCTTATTAAATATCTTTTAAATATTTAATCGACACGTGTAGAGTGATTTACAAGGGTTGATTAAAGTAATGCAACAATCGATAATGCATTTTTTTTAGCAAGGTTTTTATCTCAAATTTGTCACCTATTCAGAAATGAATCAATAACTATTATCGCTATGCTTAGATATTAAATGACACACACATTCGTCGTAAATACAGAAAATGTAAATGAATACGGTTACCGTATTTTAACTGATGGTATAGATACCGATCAGTTTATGCGTAACCCTGTGGTGTTGTATTACCATGAGCGTGCGAGGCATCCAAAACAAGTTGTAGGTCGTGTTTTAAAGCTTTACAAAAAAGACAATGATCTGCTTGCAGATGTTGAATTTGATGTTGAAGATGAATATGCTGCGGAATTAGCAGGAAAAGTAGAGCGTGGCTATATAAGAATGTGCTCTTTACAGGCTGACGTTATTGAGTCTTCAACTGATGCCAAATTACTATTACCAGGACAAACATTAGAAACGGTTACTAAGTGTAAACTCGTTGAAATATCAATAGTAGATATAGGTGGTAATGGAGATGCTTTAAAATTATCACGCGATGGCCAACCAATTCAACTAAAGAAAATCGAATTAAATAAAAAAGAAGATATGAGTTTTAAAACTATTGCACTGGCTCTAGCAATGACAGAGAGTGCTACAGAAGCTGAAGTATTAGCAAAAGTAAATACGTTGACATTAGCAAAAGAAGCTGCTGATGCAAAAGTGATTGCACTTACTCAAGAGATTAAAGACATCCAGGTGCAAGATGCTGAGATCTTGATTGATAAAGCCGTTGCACTTGGTTTGTTTCCAGAAGCTTTAAAAGCATCTCAATTAGCTGCTTTTGATAAAGACTATAATGGCCAAAAAGCCATGTTGTCTAAAATGGTTACAGACAAAGAAGCTGAGGCAGGTGTAGATGGTAAGCAAGAAACGCTTAAGGAAATCGCTTTAGCTGGTAAAGGTCAAAAACCAAATACAACATCTGCAACTGGTGAGAACTCTTTTGATTACTTACAGAAGCATAACGTTGTTGAGTTAAGACGTTTGCAAAAAGACGAACCAACAAAGTACGCTGAGTTAGCTAAAGGCTATGCTGAAGGCGTGCGTTACGTTAAGGCATAATTAATAAGTATATAATTTAAACCAAGTATAAAATGGCAGGATTGCAAAAGGAAGTATGGGTTGCTGGTATTAAGGAGAACCCTATCCCAGATCATTCATTCGTTATGGCATCTACCGACATGTCGGAGTATGTTGAGAATAACAAATTACATTTAGCTGAAGCTGGTATTGAGCCAGACGTGCATGAGGATTATTTTAGTGGGAATGAAGATCCTTTGCCTGTAGCAGCTATTACAGACATTCCTAATGAAGTGGTTTTAAAAACCTACTCTACAGACCAGACGCGTCATAGAGATCTTCAGGAAGTAGAGTTGCAGTATAACAAGCGTATGTCTGTTATTGGACGTCACAGAACGTCTTTAGCTAAAAACATTGGTCAACGTGCGTCTTATGCATGGACTCCAAGTGCAACTGATGCATTTAATAAGTTAACCATTTTAGGTGCTAACGATAGTTTTATCGATGCAGTTATCGATTTAGAAGCCTTCTTTGGTGAGTTAGATATCGATGGCCAAATAAACATTTGTTTAGATCCTAAGCACATGGCGATGATCCGTAAAGAGGATTACAAGCTGTACAAAATGATTAAGAGCGAAAAAGGTACAGATCTTTACAGCTTTAAAATCTTTGGCTACAGCAAAAACCCATTGTTTACAGATGCTGGTGTTAAAAAACCATTCGGTTCTGTAGTAGAAGCTGGTGACAAACGTTGCTCATTTGTTTGGGTTACTGAAGAGGTATTTAGATGCTTTGGTGAGGTAAAGATGTATGAGACTTTAAACGACTCAGGCTTACAAGCAGACGTCTTATCTTTTGCACAACGTGCATTAGTAGGTAAAATTAGAGCTAACAATCCTAAGTATTTAGGAGCAATCGTATAGAAATTATGGCAAAGAAAACACAAGCTGAGAAGGCTCAGGCCTATCTCGCAAAACACCCAAAATTAGCTGAAGTATTTGGCACATCTGATGGGTTCAACTTTGAGAAAGTGCAAGATGCTTTAGGGCATAGTACCACTTTAGAGAAAAAAGGAATTGAAGTCTTTAAAAGAGATGGAAAAACGGAAACTTTAGATACCTCTAAAGATGAAACTCCACAGTCTAAGTTCTTAAAGCAGAATGTAAAGCAGATCAATGAAGCTTTACCATCTATTACAGATGTAAAAGCTTTAGAAGGGTATTTAGCTGCTGAGAAAACCGTAACAGTTCCTAGAGCTACAGCAATTACAGCTATAGAAGCACGTATTGCTGAGTTAGCAAATAAATAGTATAACTAGGCTGGCTAACGTATTGCACGTAGCCAGCTCCTTTAAGGACTAATGAGTAGAACTAAAATATTAGATGTTGCCCTTTCTGAATTTGGTATCGCTGAGATAGCAGGTGCAAAAGACAATCCTAGAGTTTTACAATATTTTGATGATACTGGTTTTAATGGCAAAGCTCTAAAGGATGAGACGTCCTGGTGTAGTGCCTTTATAAATTGGGTAGCCTTAGAAGCTGATGCACTTACAAGTGGTAAACTCACTGCTAGAAGCTGGCTAAATGTAGGTGAAGCTGTTGAGACACCAACTAAAGGAGATGTTGTTATTTTTTGGCGCGAAAGTCGTAAAAGCTGGAAAGGCCATGTTGGTATTTTCATTAGAGAAACACCAAGTTGGGTTTATGTTTTAGGAGGCAACCAAAATAACCGTGTTTGCATTCAGGCTTATAGAAAAAAAAGGGTTTTAGGTTATAGAGATATTACCAAAAACCAAAGGGATTAATAACATTTACAATGCGTTTTTTCTTGTTAGTTTTTTTCGACTTCCTGCTGTGTAAACGGCAGGTTGTTGAAAAAATTAAAGAGTAGATAGTATGACAGTTAATTATAAGAATCTTGCAGAAAATCTAATCATTGTGATTGTAAGTGCCTTATTAGGAGCTGGCATAGCCTACTACGCTAGTACTAGAGCAAACGAGGAAACCATTGCCTTATTAACACCAACCATACGAGAGGCCATCGCTAGAGAAACGACCTCTATTAAAAATGAGATTACGCACGATATTAAGGTGGAGATAGATAAGATTAAGAAATCAGATTCTATTAACATCATTATAGATCAGAAACCAAAAACAACGCAGAAACCAAAAAACAAAATCACCATTAAAAAGGATAGTGCAGCACCACCACCAGAAGAGAAAAAACGCAGTTGGTTAGGTCGCCTTTTTAAAGGTAAAAAAGATAACTAAAAAATTATGGGTTTACCTAAAATTACATTTAACATCTCAGCAAACGGTTTAGACCGTTTAGGAGATGACGTACAAAAAACACCAGGACTCGTTATTACAGGTGCAACTGTAGCTGCTGGTGTAACGCTTGGCGAATCTAATCAGATATTTAGCCTTGCAGATGCTGAAGATTTAGGTATTGAAGCTGTTGGAGTCAATGCATTTGCTCACAAACATATATCCGATTTTTACACGTCGGCCGAGATAGGTACTCCATTGTGGATAATGTTAGTATCTGATGCCACAACTATGGAGGACATGGCAGATCTAAATGAAGCCTATGCCAATAAGCTCATTGGAGATGCTAAAGGTGTTATACGTGTTTTAGGCCTGGTAAGAAAATCTAATGCAGCTGAAACCATTGTAGAGGCTCTAGATGAAGATGCAAAACTAGCAGCAATAAAATTACAAGCACTTGCCACGTATTACGAAGGTAAGTATATGCCATTTAGAGCTGTGATCTCTGGTAACGTTTTTAGTGGTGTTACAGCAGATCTGTTTGACTACCAAACAGCAAACTATCCTAATGTAAACATGGTCATTGTCAACAATGATGGTGCACCAGAAGCATTTATAGGACGTGTACTTGGTAGAATTGCAAGCATACCATCGCAACGCAGCATGGCACGTGTTAAAGATGGTGCAATAGAACCATTAGCAGCGTTCTTTACAGATGGCTCTACAGTAGAGTCTAAAATTAACGAATGGGATGCTATCCACGATAAAGGCTACACCTTTATGAGAACTTTTGCAGGTCGTTCTGGGTATTACATGAGTGACGACAGAACGCTTTGTCCTGTAGAAAATGATTTTAGCGCATTAGGCCGTGGTTTTGTTATGGACGAAGCTGTACTCATTGCTTACGATGTTTTAGTAGAGGAACTCTCTGAGGAAGTGCCATTAACTGAAGCTGGTCTTATACATCCTGCAATCATTAAAGGATGGCAAAGTAATATTGAAACACAGATAGAAGGGTTGATGGTTGCTGAAGGCAAACTCTCTGGTGTAGAGGCACTAATTGCTGAAGATCAAAACATTTTACAAGATGATACCTTAACCGTAACTGTGAGATTACAGCCTGTAGGTTATGCAAAATATATCGAAGTCAACATTGGCTTTACAACTCAAATTAATAACTAGAATATGTTTAATAGTTCAGAATATTCGTGGTCAGATTTATCGATTGCTTTTTGTGGTAGAATCATCGAAGGTGTAACGGAATTAGAGTACACCGAAAAGCAGGAGAAAGATAAGCTATACGGACGTGGTAATAAACCGCATAAGATTTTACGAGGCAATAAGGATTACGAAGGTAAGATCACCTTGTGGCAAAGTGAAGTTGAAGCGATGATAGCAGCTGCTCCAGATAAAGACATTTTAAAACTCAATTTTGAGATTGTCTCAACTTACATTCCGCATGATGGTGGGCAAACTGTCACAGACATTTGCACATCTGTAGAAGTCACTGAGCTTAAAAAGGGATTTAAGCAAGGTGATAAAAACATGCTCATAGAGCTGCCAATTGTCTTTTTAGACATTAAGAAGCAGCAATAACACGTAACCCAGTAATACAATTACATAATGAAAACTAAATTTTTAATCATGGCACTGATGCTGTTTACAGCCTTTGCCTTTTCTAACACAAACGACGACATGGCAAAACCAACAAACAAAGAACTGATTGAATTGCAAGACAAACATGGTGATCTGTACGATCTGCCAGTAGGAGACAAATTAGCCATATTACGCGCTCCAAAAATGGCAGATTATAAGCGTGCTTTTACAGCCATGCAAAAAGGTGGAGACATCGCATTTGGTGAAGCCATGCTAGAAGCTTTAATGGTAGCAGGTGATAAAGAGATTAAAACTATTGATGATTACTTCTTACCAGCGCGTAAAGAGCTGATGGACTTCTTTAATTATCCAGATGCTACTGTAGAAACCAAAGGTGCTAAAACAGAAATTACCATTGGCGATTATAGTTGTAAGGTTAGAAAAATAACCAGGGAAGATCTAAAGCTGGCCGAAAAACAGAATCCGAGTAATAAGCCTTTTGTAACTCAAGAGAAACTCTTTGACATTATATGTATTGAAAAGGACGACGCCTTTAACAATAGATCTAATGCGGAGATACGATTTCCTTTATTTCAGGCTATAGAGCAATTACAGGTCGTTAAAGTGGCAACGCTAAAAAAGCGCTCACCGATGCCATCATAGATCCAGACGATGCATCGGCACACAATTTAGTAAAGGAATACAATATTAGGCTGTTTGATGCCTATCTCAAATATTACATGCACATACGGCATCCGCAGAAACTTACGGATGCCGAATGGGCTGAGGAAATTCAAAATTTACATTACATAAGAGTTAAAGAAAAAAACGCGTCATAATCCTTATAAATGAATGCCTATAGTTTCATCATAAAAATGAAAGATTATGCATCTTCTGGTTTAAAGAAGATCGCGCAATCTGTTGGTGGAGTTACAAGACAAGTTAATACAGGGAATTCTGCAAACTCACGCTACTCTAGCGGATTGAGATCTATAATAGGCCTTGCTGGAGGCTTAGCTTTAGTATATGGCACATTAAACGTGGCATCAGCCTTATTCTTTAAAGGCGTAGAGTTAGAACAAACCAAAGTAAAATTTGAGGTACTACTGGGAAGTGTAGAAAAAGGGATTGGTCTCTTTAATGAGCTCAACGCCTTTGCCAATTTTACACCGTTTAGCAACGCAAGTGTTGTTAAAGCTTCAGAAACTATGTTAGGTTTTGGGATTACTCAAGATAAGATCATAGGCAATATGAAAATGTTAGGAGATGTCTCTATGGGTAACGAGCAAAAACTCGGCAGCTTATCCTTAGTCTATTCTCAAATTATGGCAACTGGCCGTTTAATGGGTCAGGATCTACTTCAATTAATTAACCAGGGTTTTAATCCGCTTCAGGTCATTTCAGAAAATACAGGCTTATCAATGTCAGTGCTTAAAAAGCAGATGGAGAAAGGTGCTATTAGTGCTGGTATGGTAGAGGAAGCTTTTAGATTAGCAACCTCTGAAGGTGGTCGTTATTACGGTATGACCGAAAAGATGTCAGAATCTGCTGGAGGAAAGTGGAGCACATTAATGGGCAAATTTCAATATGCAGTTTCGGTAATCGGTGAAAAGTTTTCTAATTGGATTAGTCCAATGATAGATATTGGTATTGCTGTAGTAGATAACATCATTCCGTTTTTAAAGACACTAAGATCTATTTACACAGCGGTTTCACAAAACACACCTTTATTAGTTGCTATGACAGCAATAGTGACCTCTTTAGGTTTAGCCTATTTAGTGTCTAATGCCAGCCTTATTGCTTCTACAATTTCTTTAGGTGCATACAATGTAGTCGCTTGGTTAGCAGTTACTGCCACAAGTGCATGGACAGCTGCACAAACTATATTAAATGTTGTAATGTCAATGAATCCTATTGGATTAGTGATTTTAGCCATTGGTGCCTTAGTGGCCATTGTTGCATTATTATGGAATAAGTTCGATTGGTTACGAGGTGGTGTAATGGGTATTTGGGAAGTGATGAAAAACTTTGGTGATATCATTAAAAATTATGTAACCAACAGAATACAAGAATTAATGACAGGTCTCTCTGGTATGGGCAAAGCTTTAATGCAGTTTTTTAATGGTGACTTTAAAGATGCCTGGGAAACTGGTAAGAAAGCAGCTGGTGATCTTATGGGTAAAAACTCAGGTTTAGAAGCTGGTAAGGAAATAGCCAAGCAATTCAATAAAGGATACAATGATGAGTTGGCTTTAAAAACCGCAAAGTCTGAAGCTGAAAACGTTGGAGCCACAAAATCACAAAATTTTAAAAAGCAAGCTCCATCCTCAGTATTTGACAGTTTGCTTACAAACGATGCTGCTGACAAAAAGAAAAAGAAAAAACGAGATAGCATTGTTTCTGGAGGTTCTAAAATGACCAACATTACAGTGACTATTGGTAAGCTACAGGACAAAACAGAAATACACGTCTCTCAAGTAGAAAAAGGCTTAGATAAATTAGGAGAAAAAGTACAGGAGATGATTTTACGTAGTGTTAATAGTGTTAACCAAATGCAAACAGGTTAATCCCCTAACCCCAAAGGGGAATAAAAAATATGAGTAGTACTGAGTTTGACATAAAACAGTTAACGGCAAAGGCACATTTTGGGCACGTTGGTTTACCGTTTCCTGAGTGGTTTGGTGAAAATAAGAAATTGTTTGTTTTACCAAATCTTAAAAATATAGGTGCTGCACTTCGTAATGGTAATACACCTTATTTCATGCAAGTGAAATTAAGTTACCAGGGCGAAACTTTTACTTTACCAAATGAGCCTCTCGTTGGTATAGCATTAGCAAAGGTTATTGTAGAAACGGCAACGGTAGGTACCAACCGAAAAGGTACAGTTAAAGAATACATTACTACTGAAGATTATCAAGTCAGTTTTAGAGGTGTATGCTTTAGCGAGGATATGGAAAGCTATCCAGCAGATCAGGTAGATCTGTTAAATAGATTATTTGAAGTTGATGATGCTGTAGAGATTGAGAGCAATGCGTTCTTTGAATTATTTGGAATACGTAAACTGGTACTAAAGGATATTCAGTTTGATGAAATGGCAGGTGAACAAGGTTTACAGCGTTACATTATTACTGCGATTAGTGATCAAGATTTTTATGCAGATCTGAGTGATCGCGATTTAAACAGTTTGCTCTAATGTTTGTACTAGAAGCAAACATAAAGATTGGCAGTTATGAATTTAACCAGGTTAATGATGTAGAGATCATAAAGTCGGTTGACGAACTTGGTGACACGTGCACCATTAAACTACCAACGCGGTTTAAAGTGCGACAAAATAACATAGAGCTCTTTACTGAAGAAGCGATTAAAGTTGGTGATGAAGTTATAGTAACATTAGGTTATAGAGGTCAATATAAAGGTGTTGAGTTTGTTGGTTATGTAAAAAAGGTTAAGCCTATGTTTCCTCTAGAGATTGAGTGTGAGGATAAGATCTGGTTACTGAGACGTAAGCGGATCACCAAGGCCTGGAACGCTGGCACAACGTTAATTGAAATTTTAGAGGAAGTTGTAAAAGATACAGCTGTGCGCTTAGCTGATAACATACCAGACATTAAGCTCGATAAGTATATCATTAAAAATGCCAATGGAGCGCAAGTGTTACAGGCGATTAAAAAGAACATGTCGCTAAGTGTCTTTATTACGGATGATGATAAACTCTATGTTGGCCTACAGCAATTAACCAATATTGGTGAGACTGTGATTTACGATCTTAATTACAATTTGGTTGAAAATAACTTGGAGTATAAAAGTAGCGATGAACGACGTATAAAAGTCCGATACACCTACGTAGGTAAGGATAATAAGAAAAAGCAAATTGAGGTCGGAGATGCTGATGGTGAGTTACGGACGTTTCATACCTCAGTCATTTCAGATGAAGCTCAGCTGAAGGCATTGGCAACTTCTGAAATAGAGCGTTTAAAGTATGATGGTTTTGATGGAGATGTGGTGAGTTTTTTAATTCCGTTTGCTACCAGAGGTATGCAAGCCCAGTTAATAGATGATCTGCATACGAGTAGAGAAGGCAACTATTTTATAAAAAAAGTCATCACCACGTTTGGCACTGATGGAGCACGACGAAAAGTAAGCTTAGGGAATAAGTTATGAATTTTGATTTAGAAATACAGAAGGCTTTTGAAGCTCTTAAAAAAAGAGATGTGTATTGCTTTGTGGCCACTGTTTTAGAAGTTGATAAAAACACCGGTGTTTGCAAAATTACCGATGGTGATCTAGAATACACTGACGTAAGGCTATCAGCGGTTATTGACGGTAAACAGGAAAAGGTTTTTGTATTCCCAAAAGTGAAAAGTACGGTTTTAGTAGAGCCGATTAATGAAGATTTAAAGCAATTGTATGTTGCCAAATATAGTGAAGTAGAAAGTATCTATGGATTAATAGATAATACGGAGTTTGAAATTGATAAGGATGGATTTTTACTGAAGCGCAACAATGAGGATCTAAAAACGGTGCTGAATGATTTTATAGAAGAGTTTGGAAAGCTCTGTGATCAGTTAAATGCGGTTGTGGTTTTACCAGGTAATGGCACTACACCAAATGTAGCTGCTATAACAGCAATAAAAACAAATGCTACAACAGCGATTAATCAACGTTTAAATAGCATTTTAAAAGCATAATTATAATAATGGCCAATACCGTTACAGTTTTACATAATCAGTCACTTATGGATATCGCTATTCAGCAATTTGGCAATGTAGAAGCTGTAGTTGCTTTAGCGGTTTTAAATGATATAAGCATTACAGCAGATCTGGTAGCAGGACAAATTTTGTCCTTAGAAGGCATTGCAGTATTAGATGCTGATATAGTGAACTATTATGAAATTAAGGCTATAAAACCAGCCACAGCGATTGTAGATCCATTTATGTATAACACACTATTTGCTGAAGGTTTATTTGCAAATGGATTATTTAAATAGATATGAACCAAGATAATATTAGAGATTTTAACAATGTAACGTACACTGTACCAGAAGGCAGTGCAATTGTAAAAGAACTGGATGATAGAACTAAGCACAATGTAGATGGTTATAATTCTATTGCTGAGCTCGGTGCTAAGTTAAAGGCTCTAATAGATGGAGCAAAGCCTACTACGCTTTACAATGGTCAGATATTACATTATATAAAGCATCCAGATAACAATCCTAACAATGACTTTGAACAAAATGACTTTGTTGAAAATTTAGTGGTAGATAATACTTTGATTGTTAATCTCGGTCAGTATTTAGGTGGTGATAAAAGTGACATTAACAATATAGATCAGTTGAGCTATACCAGAATACAACCAATATAATAGATATGGAACTATTACAGAAAAAACAAAAACCGCTTTTGACTCTCATCTTAGAATGGTTTAGAGGCAAAGCCCATTTAGTAAAAAATGATGAGTTTACGCATTACAAAGGTTTAGGTAATGTGCTCGATAGCTATGAGACAGGTGACTACTTAATAGGTGTTGCCAAAGATGGTTTTAAAACTAAAGGAAATATTTTGGCCACTTATCTCATAAAAGAAGCTTCAACAGACCAAGTAAAATTAGAATTAATAGGATATCATAAAGCAATATGAAACATTTAAAATTAGTAGTAGTAGCGTTGTTATTTTCAATTATAGCAAGCGCACAAAGTGGCTTAAAATCTCTAGAGATTAAAGAAGTAAGCGAAATTACACCTGTAGGTTTAGATCTTAGAATGATGGTTTGGGATAGCTTAAACTTTGGTAAAGTAAAATATGCAAAGCTGAGTGAAATTGCAGCAGCATTAGGGATTACAAACACAGCAGAATTAAATGATCTTAGTGCAGCTGTGGTTTGGGATTCTGTGCCAAATCCGTTTATAACTAGAGCTTCAGTATTACAACACCAGGCTTATTTTAATATTACCAAATCTCAAATTACAGATTTTGTAGAGGCTAATCCTGGCTTAGATGATGTTACAAGTGTAGATGATACATCTACCAGACCATTTATTGCAAGTGGCACTAATGGAACTACAGAAGTTGGCGGAGGCTATTTGAGTGTGTTTGGATTAAATAATCGTTTTTTTCAGATTAATCAAGCGGATGATCGCATGTACTTTAGAGGTAGTAACAATACATTAAATTGGTTAAACCTGCCAAACTTTACGAGCTCATCGCTGAGCTGGAGTTTCCCTGAAGCTTCTGGTACTTTTGTTGTAGAAGTTGATCCTTCTGGTTTTAGTGGTAATTTATCATCTACGGATGACACCTACCAAAAAGTGGCACAGAAATTTGATGCGTTTAATTCTGGTGCTGGCTCAGGACTGCAAAACATTGTAGAGGATTTGTCACCACAATTAGGCGAGGACTTAGACCTAAATGGTAACAATATTGTAAGCGGTGCATCCGATTTCATATATTTTAAATTAGGTTCAGAAGAATTATTAACAATAGCACCTTTTAACGTAGCGATAGGAAAAAACGATACTTATCAGGCTAATTTAAGGTTGTTTGGTGGCCCTGGAACAGGAGGTAATATGTTTTTTTATAATGGAAATTTTGATGATACTAATACGGACTTTTGGCAACTTATAGCTGATGAAGATTTTAAAATTTTTAATAGTGGTAATTCTAGTACAACTCCCGCTTTAGCGATAGATGATTTAACTAATGTGGTAAGTGCGCCTTTAATGAGTGATGCAGACATCAATAGTTTTGGTGATAATGCTCTTATAACAAAACGCTATTTTGATAATAATTCAGGTGGTAGTTCATCCTCTGACTATATAGGTAACATATCTTTAACTTCCAATATATTAAGTTTTTCAGCAATAGGTACTGCATTTGATGGTAGTGTTGATTTATCTGCTTACGACCAAGAAGCAGATGAAGTAACATTCACACCCTATTTAGAAAATACAGCTACAGATGTACAAGGTGCAATACAAAGTAATAAGGATGAAATAAATGCTTTAGAAGCCTCTATACCAAGTAACATAATAGACGTTATAGAAATTACAGCAGATACGACTTTAGTAGAAGCAGACATTAAAGCAGGAAAAGTATTTGTAATTGTTGGTGATATAGACACAACAATAACATTACCAGAAATTACAACTACTGAATTTACACCTATAACTATACATCAAGAAGGTACAGGTACAGCTACAGTTATTCCAAGTGAAAACGTTAATCAAAAACAATACGAACAA